TGCTCGGCCTGCCGGTGTTCGTGTCCGGCTACGGCCTGACCAGCGCCGAGGGCTCGGTGATCGCGCTGATCAAGGGCGACGAGATCTTCCTTGGCGACGAGGACGGTCTGCAGGTGTCCATGTCCGACCAGGCCTCCCTGGTGATGGACGACGCGCCGACCATGAACAGCGTGACGCCGGCTGCGCAGCAGGTCGTGTCCATGTGGCAGACCAACAGCGTGGCGTTCCTGGTTGAGCGCTTCATCAACTGGCAGCGCCGTCGTGCGCAGGCAGTTGCCTGGATGCGGGTCAACTGGGGTGGTGTCGACGCTGGCGCGGGCGGCTAAGCCGAGTTGATGGGGGCGGGGCCAATAGGCCTCGCCCCTTCCTGTTTCAGCCAGAGGTTCCTATGAGTAAAGTAGAAATCGAGAAGCGCGGAAAGGTCATCAAGGTGCATTCGCGCGTTGCTGACCTGCTGGTTGCTCGCGGTGGTTACTTGCGGCGCGACATCGTGGCGCAGCCTGTTCCCGCACCCGCACCCGCACCCGCACCCGCACCGGCACCGGCCCAGTCAGAAGGCGACCTGGATGCTGAAGGTAGCGCCTGGAATTCGGAGCTGCACACCGCAGATCGCAGCAAGACGAAGGCCGGTAATTGGCGCAAGAAGCCCGGAGCGAGTTCCGCAAAATGACCAACTTCACGCCTCGCGAGCTGGCCCTGGAAGCGGGGCTGCGCCGATATGGTGCTGACTTCCTGAAAGCCGCGCAACCAGCTGTGGCTATGCCCGTGAGTCGTGATGGGTGGTATCCGCTGGGCGTGCATGAGCCTTTCACCGGCGCGTGGCAGCGGAACATCGAGGAGAAGGCAACGAGCGTGGTGACCTATCCCACGCTCTATGCCTGCCTCAATCGCATTGCATCGGACATCGGCAAGCTGCCGTTCCTGTTGAAGGTTGAGGACAGCAATGGCATCTGGAAGGTCGACAAGACCAATACCTCCTACTGGCCAGTCCTACGCAAGCCGAACGGTTTCCAGACTGCCCAGCAATTCCGCGAATTCTGGCTGCTCTCGAAACTTCAGCACGGCAACACGTATGTGCTGAAGGGATATGACGAGCGCAGGGTGGTCACGCGCCTATGGATCTTGGATCCCACACGCGTGTTGCCGATGGTGTCTGATAGCGGCGATGTGTTCTATCAGCTCAACTTTCCGACCGGCGCCAACCTGTTGCCGGCCGGTTACCCCGGCGAGCAGCTGATTGTTCCGGCAAGCGAGATCATCCACGACCGGATGAACTGCCTGAATCACCAGCTGATCGGTGTGCCGCCGCTCTGTGCTGCGCACTGGCCGGCTGTGAAGAACCTCAAGATCCTGCGTGATGCCACCCAGTTCTTCTCCAACGGAGCCAACCCAGGCGGCATCCTGACCGCGCCCGCGGGCATGAGCGAGGAAGATGCCAACGAAGTGAAGGAGTACTGGAACACCAACTTCCAAGGCGCCAACGCCGGAAAGGTCGCGGTGATCGGCGCGGACATGAAGTTCACCCCGTTCGCGTTCAAGGCGGCTGACTCACAGCTGGTCGAGCAGATGCGTTATTCGGACGAGCAGGTCTGCCAGCCGTTCGGCGTACCTCCCTTCAAGATCGGCATCGGTTCGATTCCGGCCGGAATGAAGGTCGACGACATCAACCAGCTGTATTACGCCGACGCACTGCAGGCGCACATCGAAGCCATGGAAGCTCTGCTCGACGAAGGCCTGGGCGTCAGCCGGCCTCAGGGCATCGAATGCGACCTAGAGCCGCTGCTGCGGATGGATCCTGGCAAGCAAGCCGAGGTCCATACCAAGCTGACCGGCGGCGGTGTGGAGACTCCAAACGAAGCTCGGCGAGCCTTAGGCTTGGCCCCGCTCGATGGCGGCGACACCGTCTACATGCAGCAGCAGGACTTCCCGCTGGATCAGGTCCGGTTGAACAAGATCACTCAGGCTGCGCCGCCGGCGGAGCCAGCGCCAGAGCCTGAGCAAGACGACGAGCAGCAGGAGCAGGCAGAGGCGGTCCGTGCACTGTCGCAACAGGTATTCGAACTGAAGGCCCTTCAGGCGGCCAGAGCCGAGGCATTGCGCAATGACTGACCCCATCGATTTCGGCAAGGAGCTTGGCGGCATCGTGCGAGAGGCAATCAAGCCTCTGCGCGAGCGGCTGGACGCGCTGGAGAAGCGTGAGCCGAAGGACGGTAAGGACGCTGACCCAGTCGACATTGAGGCGCTGGCCGACCTGGTGGTGAGCAAGCTTCTGGAATCGGAGCGAGTCGAGACGCTGATCGATCTGGCCACCGCAAAGGCGGTGAAGGAACACTTCGAAGCGAACCCTGTCCGCGACGGCCAGGATGCCGACCCGGCTGCAATCGAAGAGATGGTTCGGTCTGTTGTTGCTGAGCTGCCCACGCCTCGGGACGGAAAGGATGCTGATCCGGTCACTGACGATCAGGTCGCAGGGCAGGTCGCGAAGTACTTGACGCAGCATCCGCCAAAGGATGGCGCGGACGGTGTTGGCCTGGCTGGCGCGCTGATCGATCGCACCGGCTCGCTGGTGGTGACCACAACGAAGGGTGACACCGTGAACCTGGGGAAGGTCGTTGGCGAAGACGGCAAGCACGGTCTGGCCTTCGATGCGGCCTCCGGAACCTACGACGCCGAGCGCGGCTTCGTTGTGCGCCTGGCCGCTGGCGATCGTTCCACCGAGCTGGTGCTGCCCTATATGGTGCACCGTGGTTTCTGGCGCGAAGGGCTCGGCACCAAGGCTGGCCAGTCAATTACCCACGACGGCGCCTTGTGGATCGCCAAGCGGGACAACGCATCCAAGCCTTGCCTGGAAAACGGTGACGACTGGTATCTGGCCGCACGCAAGGGTCGAGACGGGAAGGACGGGAAAATCGTGAAGGTTCCGTCCGAGCCAGTCCGCTTAGGAGCCGGCCGTGCTTGAACTGGTCAGCAAGGCTGAAGCCATCGTGCAGGCGAATCTCGATTCAGCTGACGACGCTTGGCTCGAGCTGTGGATTCCCATCGTGTCCGAGTCCATCGCAGGTTGGCTGAAGCAGCCTTGGCGCCTCTACGTCCTCGCGCGTACAGCCGATGGGAAGCTGGTGCTTGGTGACGATGGACTGCCTGTGGCGACGCTCGATGAGGAGGGCAATCCGGTTGTGCACCCTTCAGTCCGCGGCGCCGCTCTGCTGGAGCTGTCCTCCCAATTCCGTTTTCGCGAGGGCGAGGGCGATAACACTGTCGATCCTGCTTCCGGCCATGGGCACGTGTTGAGTCGCGGCGCCACAGTGCTTCTGACGCCGTTGCGGCGTCCGACGGTGGCCTGATGACGAACGTTGCCGCCGGCAAGCTCCGCCATCGCATCCGCATCGATCGCCAGGTGATCACGCGCGACGCTGACGGGGTCCAGCAGGTCACCTGGGAGCCGGTGCACGCCGGGACGTTGTCCGCGGCGATCGAGCCGCTGTCCGCGAGGGAGTTCATCGCCGCCGGTGCAGGTCAGTCTCAGGTCACCGCGCGCATCACGGTCCGGTATCGCCCAGGTCTGGCAGCCAGCATGCGCGCGGTGCACGTGCGCAACGGCGTCGACGGCGCCATCTACAACATCCAGGGCGTGCTCGCCGATCGCGACAGCGGCCTGGGGTACCTGACCCTGCCCGTGAGCGAAGGGACGAACGACGGCCAATGAAAGTCGAGATGAACCTGCAGGGCGTCGAGCATGTGCTGACGACCCTTCGCTCGCTGCCCTCCGAGATCGTGAGCAAGCGCGGCGGGCCGGTGAAGCTCGCCCTGGCCAAGGGCGCGCGCTTCCTCCGTGACGCCGAGAAGGCCAACCTGCGGGCGGTGATCCGCCCCGAGGACGAGTCCAGCACCGGCCTGCTGGAGAAGAACATCATCGCCAGCCGCGGCAAGGCGCCGACCGGCACGAAGGGCGAGCGCTATCTGGTGCGCGTCAAGCGCCGGCCGTACCCGAAGCGGGAAGGTGAGCGGACGGTGACCACGCTCAAGACCGCCAACCTGATGGAGTACGGCTCGATGCACCAGCCGCCGCGCTCGTTCATCCGGCGCACGGTTGCCGAGAAGGGAGCTCAGGCCATCACCGTGGTCACTACCGAGCTGAGCCGGCGCATCGACCTGGTGATCAAGAAGCTGGCCAAGGGGAGCGCACGCTGATGTTCCCGCCGGTGTTCCGGACGCTGAGCACGCCGGCCGTGGTCGCGATCGTGGCCGACCGAATCGGGCGGCACGGGGAGGTGCCCCAGGACACGGCCAGGCCGTACATCACCTGGTCGATCATCACCGGCCAGCCGTACGACCACCTGAGCGGCGCGCCTCGCGGTGACTTCGACACGGTGCAGATCGACTGCTGGCATGCCACGGACGCCGGCATTGAGCAGCTGGCGCTGGCAGTCCGCGATGCCCTGGACGCCGCTGGCCACGCCAACCGGGTGCGGCTGAACAACCGCGACGCCACCACCAAGCTCTACAGGGTCGGAATCGACGCCGACTTCATCACGAACCGGTGAGCTGACCTCGCCGCTACCCCTGCCGCCTTCGGGCGGCTTTTTCATTTCTGGAGACTGCAAACATGACCGAGGGCGTCGTAAAGACCCAGGGTTCGGAGCTCTTCACCGTGGATCGGCTGACCGACGTCGACGCCCCCGCGGTCCTCAAGTTCGAATGCCCGACGGGCATCACCGGCTTGGGTGGCGCTCGCGACCAGATCGAAACCACCTGCCTGGACACCACCGGCGACAAGGAGTACGCCGCCGGCCTGGGCAACGCCGGCCAGGTGTCGGTGCCGTTCAACTTCATCCCGCGCAGCAACGGCCACCAGATCCTGTTCGACCTCAAGGAGTCGGGCGACACGCTGCCGTGGCTGATCGGCCTCTCCGACGGCACCGCCGCGCCCACCCTGGGCGTTAACGACGTGCTGACGCCGCCGGCATCGCCCAACCGCACCTCGCTGGCCTTCAACGCCTACGTGGCCGACGTGAACATCGACATCGCCACCAACGAGATTGTGCGCGGCACGCTGACCCTGCAGCGCAGCGGCGCGGTCACCCCGTACTGGAACGGGCCGTACTCGGCCCCATAACGGCTCTCTCTCCGACGACTTCGGGGTGCCCGGCTCTGCGGTGTTTAGCCGTGCCGCATCCGGCCCCCGCCTTTTCTGGAACGGCTGAAGCATGGACAAGACGAAGTTTCTGGTGAGCGCGGAACCGATCGCGCGCGAGGTTGAGCTGCCCGACGGCAGCGTCGAGCTGTGCCACTTCAAGCAGGCCAGCGCGGGCGAGTTCCGCCGGTGGCGGATGGCCGAGGAGTCCCCGGATGAGCACGAGCGCCTGTTCGCGATGCAGATGCTGATCGCTGCGAGCCTGTGGGAGGTAGGCCAGGGCAAGCTGGCCATGACCAAGGAGGAGGCGACGAACCTCACGGTACAGGGCGTCAACGCGCTGTTCCCGCACGTGCTGGCGGTTGCCGGCGTGGAGCGTGACGCAAAAAAGCCCTCGCCCAGCGAGGAGAGGACTGGTTCCGATACACCCTCGCTCTCGCCCTCGGAAAGTCCGTAGCGGAGGTCGAGCAGCTCTCCGAGGCTGAGCTGGTCGGCTGGCGCGAGTACTACAAGCTCTACCCGTTCGACGACCGTCACCGGTTCTACCGGCCCGCGGCGCTGATCTCGGCCAGCCTTGGCGGCGGCAAGCTTGAGGATCGCCTCGAGTACCTGCAGCCCGAGCCCACCGCCTGGGACCTCACCAGCGCGGACAAGAACATCTTCGCCGCATTCGGCATCACCCCTCCCCGGAGCTAGGCCATGGCAACTGCCGGCAGCATCGTCATCGATCTGCTCATGAAGACCGGCGCGTTCGAGACGGACACCCAGCGCGCCGAGCGCTCGATGAAGCGGCTGCAGCAGACCGCCTACAAGGCCGGCGAGGCCATCGGCAGCACCTTCCGGGGCGCGGGCATCCTGATGGCGACCGGTCTGGCCGCCGGCGGCGCCGCCGCGGTTTCCTGGACGAGGGACGTCATCGAGCTGGGCAACGAGATCGACAAGCTCTCGAAGCTGGCCGGGACGTCCTCCACCGTGTTTCAGGGCCTGGCCGCCGGCGCCAACACCGTCGGCATCAGCCAGGAGAAGCTGGCCGACATCTACAAGGACACCCAGGACAAGGTCGGCGACTTCCTCCAGACAGGCGGCGGCGCCATGAAGGACTTCTTCGACAACATCGCGCCGAAGGTGGGCGTGACCGCAGACCAGTTCCGGAAGCTGTCCGGACCGGAGGCGCTGGGCGCTTACTTCGACGCCCTCGAGAAGGCCGGAGTCAGCCAGAACGAGCTGATCTTCTTCATGGAGGCCATCGCTTCTGACAGCAGCATGCTGATTCCGCTTCTCAAGAACAATGGGGAGGGCATGAAGTACTGGGACCAAGAGTCGCGACGCCTGGGTGCGACGCTTGGGGAAGAAATGACGCCCAAGATGAAGGAGCTGCGCGAGGAGTCTGCGCGTATCGAGCTCGCATTTCGTGGGTTGAAGGTGGAGGTCGCCGAGCAACTGCTCCCGGCCATGGGCAGCTTGGTTGAGATCGTCGGAAGCGAGAGCACCGGCAAGGCCTTCGGAACCATGATCGGCTGGGTCGGCGGCCTGACGGCGAAGATGGTCGAAAGCACCACCACCGTCGTGAACTGGATTGATCGCATGATGGAGCTGCGCGACCTGAACCAGGGAGGCGCGCTTTCGGCTACGTCCACCGATGCGCTGAGCGAGCAGATGGCGAATGTCCAGCGGCTCATCAATGCCGAGAAGCGGAACACTTCCGGCTTTCTCGGCCTGCCGCTGACCGATGGTCAGGAGGAAGCCAGGCAGAAGCGCATCCTTGACCTTGAGACCAAGCGCCGGGACATCCAGCGCGAGATGACTAAGCGCATCCGTGATGACAACAAGGCTGCGTATGACCAGATGAAGGCCAACACCCTTGCGACGGGTTCCAGTCCCGCGGCCGGCACCTTCAGGACCACTGTCGTCGACGAGAAAGCCAAGAAGGCCGCCGACCAGCTGGCCACCTCCTACAAGTCCGCCAACGATCAGCTGGAGCGTCAGATTGCGCTGTACGGCATGAGCTCCGAGCTGGCCGAGGTGAACTACGAGATCCAGAACGGCGGCCTCAAGGGGCTCGACACAAACCTGCAGGCCGTGATCCGGGCCAACGCCTCGCTGCTGGACATTATGGAGGCAATGGCCGACGTCGACGCCTACCAGCAGGAAGATGCCGAGAAGTTCGCAGCGGCCTTCGAGGGCATGTTCGGCGGCGATGAGGGTACGGAAGAGATCAAGAAGCAGTTGGACGGAATCTCGCTATACGCCGACCAGGCCGCCCGCAACATGCAGGGAACGTTCGCCGACTTCCTCTTCGATCCGTTCTCCGAAGGCCTGGGCGGCATGGTGAAGGGCTTCGCCGAGGCGATCCAGCGCATGCTGGCGGAGGCGGCCGCGGCCAAGCTGTTCGAGCTGGTCGGCAGCTGGGCCTCCAGCTACAGCGGCGCTGGCGCTGGCTGGGTGAATGCGATCGGCGGCGCCATCAGTGGTGGCCGCGCCGGCGGCGGCAGCGTGGCTGGGTCTGGCATGTACCGGATCGGTGAGGGCGACCGTCCGGAGCTGTTGCACCAGGCTGGCAAGACCTACCTGCTGCCGGGCGAGGCCGGCCGGATCGAGCCGATCACCGCCGGCCGCTCCTACGACGCGAGCGGCGGCGGCGCGGCGCAGATCAACGTCATCACCAACGTCACGGTGTCCGACAGCGGAACGCAGGCCCAGAGCAACGGCAGCAATGACGCCGGTGCGCGGCAGCTGGGCGACATGGTGAAGTCCAAGGTGGTCGAGGTGATGCAGCAGCAGATGCGGCCGGGCGGCATGTTTGCGCCAGGTAGGGGGATCAATGCCTGACGTCTTCACCTGGAGCGTGCGCACCGACGTGCAGGGGCAGGGCGCCTTCGACGTGAAGGAGGCCCGGTTCGGCGACGGCTACCGCCAGACCTCGGGCGACGGCCTGAACAACGAGTCCCAGACCTGGCCGGTGTCGCTGGTCGGCAGGGAGTCCTACGTGAAGCCCGCCCTGGACTTCCTGCGCGCGCGCAAGGGCGCCACCTCGTTCTACTGGACTCCTCCGCTAGGCGAGCTGGGCCTGTACCTGTGCACCGCCTACACCATCAACGCGCACGGGGCTGGGGTCTACACGCTCAGCGCGACGTTCGAACAGACCTTCCAGCCGTAAGAGAGCCTCATGGCACAGCAGAACATCAACCTTGGAACCGACTCGACCGGTGCTGACGGCGACACCAATCGCATCGCGTGGGAGAAGGCGCAAGCGAATTTCACCGAGCTGTACCAGCGGACGATGAAGAACCTGCTGATCAACTGCGGGTTGCCTGTGAATCAGCGCGGATTCGGAGGCGGTGCCCTGGCCGCAGGCGCGTATGGGTATGACCGGTGGAAGGCCGGGCCGGGTGGCTGCAACATTTCGATCGACGCGGCAACAGGCGTGTTCGCGCACGCCAGCGGGGCGCTCCAGCAGATCGTCGAGAGCCCCCAGGGCGCGTGGGGGCAGCCGCTGACGATCAGCGTCGAGGATCCAAGCTCTGCCATCAACGTGACGGTCGGCGGGGCCGCTGGCACGATTCCAGCCGGCAGCGGCCGCCGCGGCGTCACACTTACGCCCTTGGGCAGCGGAAACATGACGGTTCAGCTTTCGGCGGCCGGCGCGACCTACA